GTTTCCCACCGGCTGCAACCTGGAACAACGATTACTCCCTCCCTCCGTCCATAGATTGGCGCGACAAATCATGTTGTGGGACGAATGGCTGCGACACGCAGCAACAAGAAGTAAGCAAAAACACACCGCTTACAGAAAGTCCGAATGGACAAACTGGACTGAACGTTGTGCAGACCGTGTGAAAGGTCGAGCAAGGCGAATTGTGACGTCTCTTTGCAATCGCGCTAAAGGCACAATGACAAACGCGGAGTTTGTTGCATTGTGTAGAAGCGTCGTAACTTTGGCGGACTCGCATGAATGATTTCGCAGAGCGTTCGAGACAGAGATGCGGCGCGCAAAAGGGCGGACAGTGCTAAGCAACGAGAGGTCTTCGTTCCCAAATGCACTAACCGTCGCCGGCGTGCTCGGTACGAATCGAAAGACATAGACTGGCTGCGATACTACTTTGGCGCGGGTTCTGGCTGCACTGATCCATTCACTTATTCGTTCACGGAGCAGCAATGCGTGATGATTTCCGTGATTCGTTCCGCGATCCAATGGGGCGGGGATCAGGCGATCGCTGCGAGTCGAGGGGAGGGGAAAACCACGATCTTCGAGCGGCTCATGCTCAAGTACGTTATCTCTGGCGCCATCGGCTTCGCTGTGCTTTGTGCCGCGACCGGTGAGCACGCTGCACATTCGCTGGAAGCCATTCGCGACGCGATTACCGAGAATGATCGACTGGCGGAAGACTATCCAGAGGTTTGCGTACCCGTTCGAGCGCTCGAAAACACGCCGAACCGTGCTCATTATCAGATCGTGACCGGCAAGCGGCACGACAACGGGAAGCTCTACGAGCGGCATCCGTCGTGTTTTTCGTGGTGTGGCCGCGAGATTGTGTTTCCAGACGTGCCCGGCAGCCCTAGCGCCCTGGCGATCATCGCCACGCGGGGGCTTGATGCAGCCGTTCGAGGGTTGAAACGCAAGGGCCGCCGGCCGGAAGTTGTGGGGATCGACGACCCAGACACCGAGGAGTCTGCCCGGAGCGAGGACCAGGCGAAGAAACTAGAAGATCGGATCGACCGGGCGCTCGGGGGACTCGGTGGTCAGCAACGTGTGGTCGCCCGGGTAATGCTTACGACTCTTCAGAGCAGGACCGCCGCGAGTTTCACGTTTACTGATCCGAAGTCCAAGCCGACGTGGAAGGGGCGCCGGTTTCGCTATTTGCTCACTCCGCCGGACCGAGTCGACCTGTGGGACGAGTACATCGCATTGCGGAGGAACGCCTTGGAATCCTTCGCCGCCGGGACTGGCAACGACGAACACGCCCGAGCAGCCAATACGTTCTACCTAGCGAATCGGAAGACAATGGACGCCGGCGCCGAGCTCGCCAACCCCAACCGATTCGACTCATCGATCCTGCCCGACGGGTCGGCGATCGAGCTGTCGTCACTGCAACGGTATTACAACGAGATCGCTCGACTCGGCGCTGAGGCCGTCGCCACCGAATACGACAACGACCCGCCGGAGGTCGAGGTCGGCTTGGAAACGGCGATCACAGCTCACCGCGTTCAGACCCGCGTCAGCGGCCACCCGCGACGGGAGATACCACCTGGCTGCATCCTGCTCACCCAAGGGATCGATGCTCGCAAGATCGCTCTGCACTGGGTTGTCCGGGCGTGGCGGCCAGACGGGATCGGCTACACGATCGACTACGGCGTCGAGGAAGTGCACGGAACAACCGCCGGAAGCGACGAGGGCGTTGACCACGCCCTGACCCGGGCGATCCATTCCCGCATGGAGACGCTCAGGAACGCCCCGTACGCGCCGAAGACCGGGCCGGCGATGGAGATTACCGAGACGTTGATCGACGCTGGCTGGCGAACGGATGCCATTTACCGGGTGTGTGCCGAGTTGAAAGCTACTGGCTTCGCGATCCGGCCGGCCATGGGATTCGGCAAGAGCAACGGAGTCGTCAAGACCCGGTTCACGGCGCCCGTGCGGACCACTACGGACAGGAAAACTGGCGACGGGTGGTTTCTCAGCCGCAAAGGAAAGCGTGTCTGGCTCGTCTGTATGGACGCGGACCGTTGGAAGGCATGGGAACACGATCGCTGGCTGACGCCGATCGGCCAGCCCGGCGCGATGCAGTTGTGGGGCGATGCCGGGCCGAACCCAGACCGATTGAGCGACGATCAGAAGTCGCATCACAGCTATGCCCGGCACATCGTGTCCGAAGTCGAGGTAGAGGAAGTTGTCAAGGGCGTGATCCAGCGCGGATGGAAGACCCGCCGCGAAAATAACCACTGGCTCGATGCATCCTACATGGCGGACGTCGCCGCTGCCATGCACGGAATCACTATTGGCGGCGTGGCCGCCGCCCCGCCAACAACGAAACAACAAAAGGGCTGGTTCGACCGGCAATAAACAGGCATGACTATCATCGGCAAATGCGAAGAATGCGGAACGGTTACAGGTTATCGCGTAATCTGTTTTGCCTGCCGCCCCAATGAAATCAAACGACTCGAGAAGGAGATCGCGGACGCCCGCGCCCAAAACAAACGCCTGATCGCACAAAATTACAATTTAGCCAAGCGTCTAAATGACACAATCACACTATTTCTGATTTCCTCGACACGCTTGTAAAATCCAAGATCAAGTTATGATTCGCTGGCGATTCATCCACATTCCGAAGACCGCTGGAATCAGCATCTCCCAAGCCTACGGATACGGTACGGAGATAGGCCATCCGCACACGCCGGCGAGCGAATTTGATCCAGATGTCCGCATGTTTGCCGTGATACGCAACCCAATTGATCGTGCAATCTCGATCTGCGCCTACCTGTTCGCTGTCAAGCAGCGAGAATTGACGCCGGTGGACTTCCATCAGTGGGTCGCTGCCGGCTGTCACCACGATCACCTCGAGCAGGATCTCGCTATCGTGTCGTGGCGAGGCCCTCGCGAGCTGCGCATCACGTCCGAGCAGAAGTGCTGGCTAACTCCCGCCGTCCAGCTTGTGGGCTACGAGCGCCTCGCCGCAGACCTACCCTCCGTCATTCGATTACTGGGCCTAACGCCGAAGAAACTGCCGCTGCTCAACGTTAGCCTCCGTCATCGTACTGCCGCTGCTTACCATGATCCTGCGACGTGGGAATCGCTCGCCACGCGATACTACGCCGACTTCCAGATTTGGAATCAGCTCATGAATGGGGGGCCGATTCCATGGAGTTGAGGCCCTGCGACGGTCCGATCTGTCCGAGTTGTGGCTGCCGAGACGCCGAAATTGCCCGCGAGCCGGCGGAAAACAACGGCCAGCGGATCAGCAAGCGGCCCCGTTGGTGGAGTTCTGGCCGGGCGATCTGCCAAAATTGCTTCGTTTCCTATTCGTTCGAGTGGCCGGAGATGCCCCTAGAACCTCCTGCCGTGGCTGAAATCGAGGTTCAAATTCCGGTTATCGATGCCGTTCGGGATCCGCCAGAGCCGCCCCAGACGACCGGGCGGGCAATCTGCTGTCCAGATTGCCAGTCGCCCGACGTGAAGGTCTACAGCACGACCAAGCTCGTCCGATACTACCGCTGCAAGCGATGTGAGAAGCGTTTCAAGATGCCTCGCCGGCCAATCCGGCAAATTACCACGTCCTAGTAAACGCCTCTCGCATTCTCTGGCTTGCCTGCCCTACGCTGTCTGGCATGGGACTCGCCGCCAGCATCTCGACCTACATGGAAAGCGCCGTCGCCGCTCAGCTCGGTGGCGATCATGCCTCGGCCATCAGCTACGCCCGCGCCGCCCTCGGTCGAATGGGCGCTGCCCCGAACGCCAATCGGAACGCACCTGGCGGTGGAAGCGAGGCGCTCGCCTGGAACTCCGCCGGCATCGTCGCATTCATCGCCGAATGCCGTCGTGCGATGACTGCCGCCTCCCACGCGACATCTGGGCCGTTCCAACTTATCCCGATCACGTACGCCCGTGAGGGCGACGCCGCTGATTATTCGTGACCCCAATGGCCGACACCTACATTTGCGCAGCAGGGATTCAGCCCGGCATGCCGGCGGCATCAACGGTAAGCCGGCGCCGTGCCGCGCCAGCGTGGAACCTCGATCCGATATCCAGCCGCAAATTCGAGAGCGCCGAATCAAACCGTCTGAACAAGGCGCACTGGCAATACGCCGACGACCAAAGCGTCAATGTCTGGTTGGCTTCACAGCTCTCAACGATTCGCGCCCGGGCCACCTACGAGGCCCGCAATAATCCAATCCTGCAGGGCGTCATCAAGACCCACGCCGATGACATCGTCGGACGTGATGGTCCCTCGCTGCAGGTCCAGAGCGATGACGATCAATTCAACGACGCCGCGGAGCGAGTGTGGCGGGATTGGTTCCGATCTCCGACCACTCGCCAGAACGTATCCGGCGCCCAGATGCTGAAACTATGGATTCGCGGCCTTTGGCGATCCGGTGAGCTGCTCGCGAAGATTGTCACGGACCCGACCGTTGAAGGCCCGGTCTCGATGCGATTGCGGCCGCTGCATCCGCGGAACCTCGGAACGCCGCTGGAGCTCACCGCGGACCCGAACGTCGTTATGGGAATTCGCTTCAACTCGCTTGGTCAACCGACGACGTACTATCTGGCCGACAGCACCATTGCTGGGGACGACCTCACTGGACTCACCGCGTCACTGCCATGGCCAGCAGACCTGGTCCTACATGAGTTCGTTGTCGATGAGGAAGACCAAGCCCGTGGGATCCCGCTTGCAAATGCAGCTCTTCCGACGGCTGCGGACCTGCGTGACTATACCGCGCAGGTCCAAGATGCTGCCCGGCAAATGGCGGATCAATCCTGCCTGCTTTATACCGATCATCCAGATGCCGAGCTCTGGGAAAATCCAGAGTCAATGACGGTCAAACGCCGTGTCATCGGCATGGTCCCGCCCGGCTGGAAACCGTTTACCTACGCTGCTACCCAGCCCCCCGCGACGTACGAGACTTATCTGGCCGAACGCATGCGCGAGATCGGCCGCCCCGTTGGGATGCCGCTTCTCATGGTTCGGCTGGACGCGAGTCGTCATAACTACTCGTCCGCGCGACTCGACACCCAAGTTTACCGTCGTAGCGTTGCTGGACTGCAAGCCTGGCTGTCCGGGACGGACCGTTCCTGCGGCGCGCTGTCTCGCCTACTGGATATCGTAATTGCCGAGGCGCGGTTTGCTGAGCCTGCTCTGCGAACCCGACCGCGACAGGTCATCTATGCTTGGACGTGGCCCGTGCTGCCGCACGTCGATCCCGCGAAGGAAAGCCAGGCTGAAGAGCAGACGTTGGCCAATGCAACCGAGACACTCACCGATGCCGTGGCAGCCCGCGGCCACGATTTGGAAACCCATATTGCAACGCTCGTCCGCGAACGCCAACTGCTCATCGACGCCGGCATTGCCCCGCCTCCCTGGATGTCTGGAAGCTCGCCGGAGCCAGAGCCGATCGACGCCGCCGCCGTTGACGAACAAATCGCAGCTGCTGCCGAGGAGGCAGACGTCGAATGACCGCACAGCCGCTTTATCATCGCGATGAACCGCAAACCGATCAGCTTCTGACTCGAGCTCTTCAGCTTCGCGCCGCCACGGCCAATCACGAGGAACGTTCGATTGAAGCCGTGCTATCGACGGAAAACCCAGTAGAGATTTACGACTGGCGGACCGGTGAAGTGATTGACGAGGTTCTGCTAGCCGACGGAGCGGAGATTCCCAGCCAACTGCCCCTGCTGGCCAATCATGCTCGCTGGTCGATTGACGAGATCCTCGGTTCTGTCCGCAACATCCGCGTGGAGAAAGTCGATGGGCAACCGGCCTCGCTCGTCGGGAAGTTGCATCTCGCGAAGGACGACGACGCCGCGAATCGCGCGTGGAATAAAATCACGCAAGGACATCTCACTGACCTTTCGGTCGGCTACCGAATCATCGACGACAAAACCCAAATTGTTGCTCCTGGGCAAACCGCCGTGATCGCCGGCCGCAAATTCACCGCCGCAAAGCGATCCCTACGCGTCGCCTCCGCGTGGACGCCGAAGGAAGCATCCCTTGTTCCTATCGGCGCCGACAAAGCCGCCAAAACTAGATCACCGTTCGCAACTATCACGACAAGGACACCAAACATGGACGCGCTCATCCGTTATCTTCAGACTCTCGGACTGGCCGTGGATGCCACGCCGGAGCAAGCCCGCGATTTTCATGGGAAGCTGACTGGCGACCAAAGAGATGAAGCTGATCGGCTCGAAGCCGCGCAGCAGACTCCTCCGGCGTCTCCTGCGACGACACCTCCCGCCTCACCGCCAGCAGATCCTCCCGTCAGGCCGGCGACTCGCGCGGCCAATGACGACGACGCCGCCCGTCGCATCGCCGCGGACGCCGTTTCCGCCGAACGCGCCCGCGTCCAGCAATTGCGCGAGCTCGCCGGCCACGACGTGCCCGAGCCCGTCCTTCGCAATGCCATCGATACGGGACTCAGCGTGACCGAAGCGACCGCGATCTTCCTCCGCGCGATTCGCGAGAACCGCGCCCCGGAAGCCGGACCAGGTATTCACACGCATGACCCGGACGTCACGCGCAACATTCGGGCGCTCGGACTCGCACTCGTCATGCGTTCGGAGCTGGATGTTGAGGCGTGGGCGCGGCGAAATCGCGTCAAGAATTTCGAGGAGCTCGCCGATCAGGCGGAGCGCTATCGCACGCTTTCCTTACTCGATATTTGCCGTCACGCTCTGCGTATCGACGGACGCCAACCGCCATCCGACCGCGAGGAGCTCATGAGAACTGCTGTCTCCGGCGGAACACTTTCCGGCATTTTCACTACGTCGGTGAATGCCACTCTCATGGCCGCATGGGATGCCGAGCCAGACACTACCGTCGGGTGGGTCGAGGAAGTGGATGTCGCGGACTTCAAGACGCAGACAGCGGTCAATTACGAAGGCCGCGCGGGGCTCGACAAACTGCCACGCGGCCAGACCGCAAGCCATATGGCCCCAAGTGACAGCAGCCTCACGTACGCGATCGCGCGCTATGCGAAGCAGTTTGTCGTCGATGAGCAGGACATCATTGACGATTCGCTTGAGGCATTGACGAAAATGCCGAATATCATGGGCGAGAGCGCCCGCCGCCTTCGGCCGGACTTGATCTATGCGTTGATCCTCGCCAATCCGACCATGGTCGACACTGGTGCGCTATTCAACGCGACCGCACTTACGACCGCCGGCGGACACGCCAACCTGACCACCGCCGCACTGGCCTATGGCTCGCTCCAGGCTGGTATCGTCAGTATGGCAAACCAGTACATCGGATCGGGGCGAAACAAAGTCGCGCTGAACATCCGCCCGCGATTCCTGATTGTCCCGCAAGATCTCGCGTTCACGGCCAAGGAGCTTATCACGTCCAGTGCCATTATTGTCGCCGGGACGTCGGCAGTTCTGCGAGGAAACGCCAACACTTTGTCCGGGATGCTTGAAACGCGAGCTGACGGCAGAATCGGTGCTGCGGGTGTGACCGATCCTAGCACCGGGACTGCTTATACCGGGACCGCGACCAACTGGTTCCTCGCCGCGAACCCAGGTCGGACGCTACGTTGCGCTTACCTCCGTGGCTCCAGTCGGGCTCCCATGGTTCGCGCCTTCGCGCTCGACAAAGGCCAATGGGGCATCGGCTGGGACGTGAAAATGGACGTGGGCGTCAAGGAAATGGACTATGCCGGCCTCCACATGAGCACCGGCGCCGGGTAAGCCGCCAAGCGCGAGACCGTTCAAATAGACGAAATCCACAAACTCACGACTGAACACGGAGAACTGAAGCCATGACCGCCGAAGCCGTACTCTACAACAAATCGTCGCTGATCAACGTGACTGCCCCGACCGGCGGCTTCACGTCCGGCGAAATCCTGCAACTATGCGACGGGCGAGCCGGCTACGTCGCTGGGCTCAAGAATCCGCTTGTCGCCGACGCCGTGGCGATCGAGACCGAGGGACAGATCACCGTCGCGAAGATCGCGTCGCTTTGCGTGATCGACGGCTGCGAGATTTGGTGGGACCGGTCCGCCGCGACCGCCACGCCGCTGCGCACCGCGGACTGCTTTTATCTCGGGACCGCCATCGGGGACGTTGCCGCTGCCGGGACGACGATTCTTGTCAACCTCAACAAGAAACCGGAGTACCTGATCGAGACCAATAACCCCAGCAAAGGCCGTTGGGTGACAGAAGCAACCAACGGACTGGGCGTGCTGCAAAACACCGTCGGCAGCCCGGAGTTCACTCTGGCTTTCGACGCTGCATCCGAAGCCGCGCAAGCCGCACTCTACTCGGCTGACACCGTTCCGTGTGCAGACGGTCCAATCTTCGAGGCCAAGGTCGCGATCTTTGACATCGGCGCGGCCGCCGTGGACTGCAGCATCGGGCTTGCGAATGGTTCGCATGCCACGGATTTTGACGCCGTGACCGAAGCCGTGTTGATTCATCTCGACGCCGCGTCGCTGAACATCCTTGCCGAAAGCGATGATGGCACGACTGAGGTTGCTGCCACGGACACGACCGTTGACGCCGTAGATGACACTTACTTCCTGATTTGGATTGACTGCCGGGACCTGACCGACATTCAAATCTATATCAACGCCGTCAACGTGCTGGCGGCGACCGTGTTCAAACTGAATGCCGCGACTGGACCTTTATTGCCGATCGCGCACATCGAGAAGACTAGCGATGCCGCCGTTTTCGACCTTCGCGTCGAATACATGCGCGTACGGACCACGGACCTGACCTAACCACCAGCAGGCGCCGCCCGCGCCTGATCGGGCAATAGGTCCCGATGACCAGCGCCTTCGAAACCGATTTCGCTGAGACGTTCGCAATCTTCGCGGACGTTTTTGGCGAAACCGTTTCTTTCTGGCGCGGAGCTAACAGCGTCGCCGTCACCGCCCAGCGATCGGTTGTGGATCACAAGACAATCGACGAGGAAGGCGCGGAAACAATCGTTCGGGGGTTCGCGTTCCGCGTCACCGCTGCGGACCTCATTATTTCTGGTTCGGCCATTATTCCCCGCAGCGGTGACCGGATAACGGTGGATATTGGAGCCGTCACGCATACCTTTACCGTCTTGAAGCCGCCGGGCCGCGGTTGCTTCGAATGGGGCGATCCCATTCGAACTGAATACATCGTTTACGCCGCTCTGACCGGAACCTCGTAATGTCCAGCGTGTTGTACGATACCGCCGACCAAGTACAGAAGCTGATCGCCGCTGGTCAGACTGCTGAAGCATTCACCACGGACGTGACTGCTGTATTGGCGTTCGAAGTCGCACTGAAACTCGAAGAAGCTGGGAATCTACACTGTGACGTCGTGCCGTTTTCCGCAACGCTTGCCATGCGTCGCGGAGACATCGGCATTTGGACCGTGCTGGTTGACGTCGCTATCCGTTACGGGTACGCCACCGACGACATCGACGCGACCACGGGCAAAGTTAAAGCCGCTTCGGTGGCTGCTCATCTGCTTTTGCTGGAGGAAGTCAATCAATATCTCGCCAAGCGAACTAACCGCACGCTTGCCACCGTGCTTGCGGCCTGGCGAAGCGCGGAAATCATTCTCAACTGGACCGCGGAACATCTGCGCAACTACCACCAGTTCACTGGCATCGCTCGAATTACCTATGAAGTCGAAAAGTCGATCGCGTGAAAGTCAAAGTCACCATCAAGGACGAGCTGAAGAAGATCGAGAAAGCCGCGCGCTCGACCGGTCCGTTCCAGTCTCTCGGGCACGCCGGCGGGACGATCCGCAAAAGCGCGTTGCTATCCATAAGGAAAAACAAAAAATCCTCGAAGCCCGGACAGCCGCCCCACACTCGCGAAGGACAACTGCGTAAAGCCATTTTCTACGCCGTGGACAAAGCCGCGCAAACCGTGGTCATCGGTCCGACGAAATCCAAGATCGGCGAAATCGGCGGCGTGATGGAGCATGGTGGAACGTATAAGGGCGGACAGTATGCGCCGCGTCCATTCATGGGGCCAGCGCTCGAAGAATCATTGCCTCGCATTCCCGCGCATTTCACGGGATCGATTGGAGAATAACGATCATGGCCGACATTGCACAGCGCCCGCTGGTCGGGCAGGAATGCCATTTGTATTACAACACGGGCGACCGTACGACGCCTGTTTTGGTGGAGATCACTCGCGCGATCAATGTGAACGCGTCGATTCCGTTCGGCGAGGCCGAGATAGCTAGTCGCCTCAGCCAATGGAAGACGAAACGGCAAACGACGCGCGAACTCGAAATCACGTTCACATACCAGAAAAAAGGCGGCACGGACGCCGTACTCGTGGTTTTGCTGGCAGCCGCGACCAATGGGACCGTCATGGACATTTGGATGCTTGACGGACTGTTGGCGGAAACCAAATCGCAAGGTCCACGCGCCTACTGCCAGATTTTCGACGAGACGCTCGGCCAAGACCTCGAAGCCGTGGAAGAACTCGAGTTCGTCGCGAAGGCTACGTATTACGAGACTGGCGGAACGCCTGTTGATCCAGACTGGTACGTCGTGCCGACCCCATAACCAACAAGTCACCACCCAGTGCAAAGGGACGCCAAGCCATGACCGCTATAGCAGAACGGCCGCTGGTCGGCCAGGAATGCCACCTGTATTACAACACGGGCACGCGAGCCGCCCCGTCGCTTGTCGAGATCACTCGCGCGATCAACGTCAATGTTTCCATACCATTCGGCGAGGCGGAAATCGCCAGCCGCGCCTCGATCTGGAAGACCAAACGCCAGACTACCCGCGAATTCGAGTTGACATTCACTTATCAAAAAAAGGGCGGAACCGATACCGTGTTGGCCTACTTGCTGGCCGCTATCACCGCCGGCACGACCGTGGATCTTTGGGCGCTCGATGGCGCGTCGACCGAGACCGGCGCCCAAGGCCCCCGCGCATGGTGTCAACTTTTCGACGTTACCCTCGGCCAAGATCTCGAAGCGATTGAGGAGCTCGAATTCGTGGCAAAGGGGACGTACTATGAACTCACTGGGACCATCGTCGATCCTGATTGGCACGTAGTCTAAGGAATCCCTGAATCATGCCAGACAAAATGGAAACACTTCGCGCAGCCATCGCAGCCGCAGAAGGTGCTGAGTTCATTACTCTGCGGATTGCTGATGTCCAATGGCTGTTGGATGGTGCGCCGGATGAGCCGGAGGTCCCTGCCGATGCAGACATTTGACGACGCCGACGGCAGGACGTGGCAAATTCGCCTAACCATCGGCCGGGCCGCGGACCTGCGCGACGCCGGCTTCGATCTGGTCGACGACGACGCCCGCGCGGCGATTTTCGACGACCCGCTTCGCGTTTACGCGATCGCCCTCAAGCTCCTCGAACAGCAGGCAAAGGAGCTCGGCCTTGACGCCGACGGACTCGACGAATCACTGACCGGCGCCTTCCCCGCATTCTTCGAGGCGTTCGTTGAAGAGCTCGCGACTTTCTGCCGGCACCTCGGAAAGACCGCCCAAGCGGAGATTCACCGGGCGATCTTGACGGCGACGAGGAAAGCCGAACAAACGGCCGTCAACAAACTCAACGGAGTAGACATACCGGGATTGATCGACCGGGAACTGGACCGGGCGAGCAGGACCATCGACCTGGAACTCTCGCGACTATCTGGGGGGACATCTGGCGAGCCGCTGCCCTCGCCGGAATTGACCCGCGTCCCCTGACGGTTCGGCAGCTCTGGATAATGGCGGACGAACGACGATTGCATGATTGGTCCCAAACCGCACTGGTTTGCCAACTGCTGTACAACGCCAACCGAGACCCGAAACGATCCCGACCGCTCAGAGACGTAGACTTTATGCCCTCGGACGTGGCCCGTGAATTGAGACGCAGACGCACCCGACGCCGCGGAGGTATGACCGGCGGACAGCTCAGGCAAATGCGAACGGCATTTGAGAAGAACTGACATGGGGAAAAAAGACATCAAAGCCGGCGGCGCGTTTGTCGAGCTTTACCTCAAAAGCCAACTTGCTCGTGGACTGCGCAACGCCAGCAAAAATCTCAAATCATTCGGACGTGGCGCCAAGACCACCGGCAAATACATCGGCGCGATCGGCGCGTCGATTACCGCCCCCATGCTCGGCGCCATCAAATCATTTATGTCCGCTGGCGACGAGCTCGACAAGATGTCGTCACGCGTCGGTGCTTCGGTCGAGTTTCTCAGCGCCCTCGGGTACGCCGCCAACTTAGGTGGAACTGAACTCAAAGCAATGGAAGTCGGCATGCGCCGCATGCAGCGAAGCGCTTACGATGCCGTCAATGGCACGAAAACAGCCGCCGATGCCTTCGCGCAATTGGGTGTTGAAGTCAAAGGCGCGGACGGGAGACTCAAAGGCACTGAAGCCCTGTTCATGGAAAGCGCCGCCGCCCTATCCGCAATGACAAATGAAACTGAAAAGGCCGCCTTGTCTACGGTTATTTTCGGCCGCGCCGGAACCTCGCTCTTGCCAATGCTCAAGGGAGGGAGACAGGGACTCCTCGACATGATGAACGAGGCCAGGCAGCTCGGCCTTGTGATGACCACCAAAGATGCGACCGCAGCTGCCGACCTCACTGATGCGTGGTCCAGACTAACCAAGAGTGGAAAGATGGTCGCGATCCAAGTTGGCGCACAGCTCGCGCCGATGATGAAGCGGATTGCAACGCGCCTGCTCGAAGTCATCGGACCCGTGATCCAGTGGGTGAAGAGTAACGGTCAGCTCATCATCATGGTCGCGAAACTCGGCGCCATACTAACAGCCGCCGGCGCCGCAATTTTCACCGTGGGCGCTGCAGCCGCCGGGCTGGGAACCGCACTTGCTGGCGCCGCCACAGTGGCCGCCACGTTTGGGACCGTGCTTGGAGCTATCATCAGCCCTATCGGTGCAGTCATCGCCTCAGTTGCCGCTCTCGGGTATTACATCCTCTTCCACACCCAGGCCGGCGCGGACGCCCTCGATTGGCTCGGGAAGAACTTCCAAAGGCTGATGGAATTCGTCAATCCCGTCATCCAGGGCATCAAGGATGCATTGGCTGCTGGAGATCTCGGACTGGCCGCCAAAGTCGCATGGCTCGGCATCAAGACCGCCTTCCAATGGGGGAAAAACCAGGTCATGGGCGTGTGGCGCGGCTTCGTCACCGGCATGGTCCAGAAATTCGAGGAAGCGATTCGTACGATCACTGATAAATGGCGGACGATGAACTCAACCATCGCCGAGGGACTCGTCCGCTTGGCTGGGAAAGTCGGCCTGCTCGGCGGACTCAAAGCCGAGGACGTAATTGCGACATTGCGCGAAGATACCGCCCGTGCTCGAGGCCGCGACCAGCAGAGAATTACCAACTGGGCTAGCGGTGCAGCCGAAGAGGAAGGTGCAGCCCGCGACGCCGCAGCGCTCAAGTCGCTCCGCGAACAGCTCGCCAACGCCCGCGAGGACGCCAGTACCGCGCGAGCGGTCGCGGAACTCAAACGCCAGCAAGCCGAACCCGACGCGTTCGAGGCGCCGGAGCTTGGGAAAACCGCCCCACTGGCCGGCGGCGGCGCGGCGCTTGGTGCGTTTTCCGCCCAGGCCGCCGCCTTACTCGGTTCGCGCAGCAACCCACAAATCAAACTGCTCGAAGCCATTGACAAAGGAATTGACCGTCTGAATCAGACCGTGGAAGACCAGGAAGAAAGCCAGTTCGCATGACATTTGTTTGGATCGAGACCGAAGAAAGCCGACGCCGGACCGAGGGGTTCAACCCCTCGGACAATACGGCGGAACTTGCGTGGGCCGGCTTCGGATCACGAGACGACTTTGACGCCGAAACCGCGCTACAAGCGATTATGCCCACCACGTTCCGTGGTCTGCCGCTGCGCACGTGGCAATACGAATGCGTTGGAGGCGACAACTGGACCGCCCGAGCAAACTACAACAACAAGGAAAAAGCCGAACCGCCGGACACCGGAGAACAAGTCTTTTCGTTCGACACCACCGGCGGGACCGTCCACGTCACCCAAGCCCGCGCCCAGACAAACTACGCCGGCGCAGGCAGCACTGCGCCCAACTACAAAGGCGCGATCGGAGTCGGGAAAAACAACGCCGTCGAGGGCGTGGACATCGTAAGCCCATCGCTACAATTCAGCCTCACATACCGGATGCTGCTGGCGGATCTCTCACTCGGATACGTCCGCATTCTTTATGAGCTCACCGGCAGCACGAACAACGGACTCTGGAAGGGATTTGCCCGCGGCGAGTTGCTCTTCATGGGCGCACAGGGAAAGCAAGGAACTAGCACTGATCCCGAAGTGACCTACAACTTCGCGGCGATCAAGAACACCACCGCAATCGCCGTTGGCGACTCGATCACTGTAGCCTCGAAGCGCGGCCACGAATATATGTGGGTGCACTACGAGGACGTCGATGATACCGACGCGAAGCTATTGGTTGCACAGCCTAAATCGGCGCATGTCGCTCAAGTGTATCCCGAGTCTAATTTCGCTTTGCTCGGAATTGGAAGCTAAACAGAAGGATCATAAACCATGGCCAAATTCACTGAATCCATACACGTCGGCGGCCATTTTACCGCCGACACAATGACTTTGCCGGACGCCAGTGTAAGCAATGCGAGCGTCAAATCGGATGCCGCGATCGCCCGGGCAAAACTCGCTCAAGACACGCTCTCCCGATTTCCCGTGAAACTCACCGACCTCCGCGTCTGGGACGCGTTTCAGACGAACTTGCCCGGCACGTCCGCGACCGACGACCTCGGACTCTATGGTGGAACATTTGGCAGTGCAAGCCCGCAGATCAAAACCTATGATCTGAAGGCCGCTGGAGCGCAAACGCTCTACGCCCGCGTGCAGATCCCACTACCGGCCGAGTATGACGCCGGCGAAACCGTCACGCTACGCCTTCACGCCGGAATGGAAACCACCGTCGCCGACACGTCGGCCACCGTAGACGTCGAAGCCTACGAAAGCGATAGCGAGGGGGGAATCAGCGCCGACCTATGCGCCACCGCCGCGCAGACGATCAACTCGCTTGTCAAAGCGGACAAAGACTTCACGATCACGCCGACCGACCTCGTTGCCGGCGACATGCTCGATGTCCGCATCACTGTCGCGGTCAACGACGCCGCTACCGGGACCGCCGTGATTGCCGCCATCGGCGCCATCGAGCTGCTATGTGATATTCGCGGATGATTCCATGCCAGTCAAACCAGGCGATCGCCTGAAAATATCCGCCGCCGACTGGAACGCCGCCGTGGCCGCCGGTCGGGCGCATGCCCTTCGCGCTCTGGCCGGCGGTGCTTTCTCGCCAAACACTTGGAGACAATCGCCGGGACTCATCATTCTCAAGAACACTTCGGTCAATGATCGAAATCGATTCGAGATTCTCGGACTCGGCGATCCATTGTTTACGCCGACAGAAAACGCGAATGAATTCAAAAACTCGATCGCATTCAAAGGCGTCGCCCTAACATTCGCTAGCCATTTCGGGGGACTCTTCGCGGTTCTGTTGGAGCCGCTGCCATCCGGCAAGACGGGGATGGCGATTGTCCAAGGCGTCACCACCGTGCAGGTCAACGTCCAGGTGGCCACGCACCAATTTGCCGACATTGACGCCAATAGCGCCGCGAGATTACGCAGCTACTCTGCGGGTTCGGCTCGGATTTTGTGGAAAGAAGCCGGGACCGGGGCGAAATGGGCTCGCGTGCTCCTCGGCGCGATGAGCGTCAAGTTGTGGCGATTCACGCTCAACGCCGACTTCTCCGGCAGTCCGCCCACGGCCGCCGCCGATCTCCTCAATATGGACGGTACTGACGCCGGATTTGACGTCACCGTCCGCGACGAGCTCTCGATTTTTTCGGCGGATCTCGTTAACGGATCTGCCGGTTATTGCGTGCAGCTCGGCACGCTCTATCACGCCATCCAGGCCCCCTGTCCAGTGTAGGAGGCCGCCGCGATGGGAAAGTGGTTCGGCCCGCAGACAGGGGATTGCTCATGCTGTATTGAAGGCGGGCTCATATGTGGTTGTACTGCAGACACCTATCCTACGAACGTTAGCGTTACGCTTAGCGGATGGACGGACTTCGGTGATTGCAATGGCTGTAACGAGTATATGGGCACATATGCCTTGTATAATGTTTGGGACACAACTCCATGTCGATGGGACAATTTTGCCGATGGCATTTCCAGCCCGTGTACGTCATATTCTTATCCTTCAACTATCAGCGTTACGTTTTCAGACGATGGCGTAAATACGGTAGTGGTAATTGTGGCGACTTACCTGCAAGCCGGTGCGCCGCCTTTAACCTATAATTGGATCAAGTACAAAAAGACATTTTCTGGACATATCGATTGCGCTGCGTTGATTGATGAACCGATCCCATACGATTCACATTATCAGGCTGCTGGACAAGATGAGTGCGACTACGGCGTTACGATTGACGACGCTCTTCTAACCACTGTTTAAGATGCTCTTCGTTTGCGCCAAAAGCGGTTTCTCTCGGCCAATGCACGCCGGGCAGTTTCCTCTGCGATGCCGCTGCGGCCAGACTCATGAGGCCCCGCCAGAAGCCGAACTGCCTGATCACAACTTGACGCTCGAGCAGTTTACCGCGCCGTGTGAAGACTGCGATCATTATTGCATCCACGAGGTGTGTGATCTCTGGCCGAAGCCAAGCCGCTGCCAGGCCAGGCGACGCTGGATCCATGCAATCGCCTTTGGGCGGTTTGTGTGCCCATTGGGACTTTGGCCGTCATAGATTGACGGATTGCTGTCCGCAATTATAATTGCGACATGGCGACAATCCCCCATCATCTGACCGCGGCCGAGGCTGCCGAATGTCTCGGTGTCCACGTCTCCCAGATCTCTCGCTATATCTCCGCGGGACTACTCCCCTGTCGCCGGTTCGGGCGGACTGGCCGGCAGTATCTGATCCCTGCCGGGGCCTTGCGCCGATTCCGACGGCCCCCCGTCGGCAACCCAAATCTCCTGCGCGGACTCCCCCCGAATGGGGGGAATTCGAAGAAAAAGAGCAAAACCCCCCGATAGAGGGGTATGCAAGTCGCAAGAGTACGTGTAAAATGCAGGCAGACGGGAGGGGAAAATGAAGACAGCAACGCGTAACGGGAAACATCAGGCAAAAGGCGCCTGGATCCGCACGGACAAGCGACTTGCGATCTACCTGCGAGATCGGTTCAGCTGCCTTTTCTGCCTCGCTGATCTGCATGATGCGGACCCGGCGGACATCACACTCGACCATGTGGTCTGCCGCGCGGACGGCGGCACCCACGACGAGACGAATCTCGTCACCTGCTGCCGGAGCTGCAACTGCAGCCGGCAGGATAAGCCGCTCGCGAGATTCGCGGGGAAAGAGACGCGAGCCCACATCCGTCGGAATACGCGGCGGAGTCTGAAGCCGTATCGGCGGCTGGCGAAGGGAATTCTCAGCGGCGAGATCGACATCTCCGCCGCGGACGTAGAGGATTGATCGGCCGGCGGGTGACCGGGCCGACTCGGCGGCGGAGTGAGGCCGCGTGAGGGTGAAACGATGGCTCAGACCGTCTATGAAGACAGTGACCGACGCGTTGAAGTATCCGGTTCTGGGTACGAGATTGTCACCGCCGACGGGCGGCGACTGCGAATGACTCGCTACGTCGGTGAGGTTCGCCCGTTGTCGGCATCAATGGCGAAAACTGTCGCCGCCGCAGGCAAAACCGGATACGTATTCCTCGCTGGGCTCGCTATGCCGCGCGAGGTTGCCCGCGCAATCAAGATTCATTCGGACGAGTCGCTCGAGGAGGATCGCCGGGCATACGCCTCCTCCCACCCCGGCGCGGAAGAGCGGCGGGCGATCGATCGATTGCTCGAGCGAGCCCGAAGACTTGCGGATGAGGATTATTCCACAAGCCTGCATCTCCTCCACGAAGCGGACGATCGGCTGGCCGCATGGCGCGAGAAGTATCCCGCCGAAGCGCGAGAGGAAGACGCGGCCAACTTGCGGGCGCGGGCCGCGAAAAAAAGGGACTTGGCGTCTGGAGCTTTAGTTTATGACTGCGACGGATCGTTGACGAGCGAGGACATGGAGCGACGATCGGCGGCGTTCCGTGCGGAAGCGGAAGAGTTGGAAAAACGAGCGGCCGGCGGGTGACCGGCCACTCGGCGGCGGAGTGAGGCCGCAAGAGGGTGAAACGATGAGACCAGTCAGCACAACAACGATTTTGGCTGCGGTCGGCCAGTCCGGCGAATTCCGCGCGCGAGTTTCCCTGCTCGGCGCGTGGCGCGGTGTGATCGAGGTCATAGCCGATCGGGGACGCCCCGGAGTCCCGATCGGGACGCGGATTCTTGCGTGGCCCACCCGCACCGTCCGATGGGGAGCTGGACCGCACATGCTCGGTGATATGATTCAGGACGTGACGGACCTGGTCCGACGTGCTGAGATCGCGAGCTCCTGTCGCGGCGATTAGGACGCCGAGGAGTGACTCGCGCAGCCCAGCCGCTGGGCCGGCGGCGCGGGGATGGTGGCTAGAATCCTATCCTATGAAAGGGGTGCAGAATGTTACACGGCGAGGCGAACAACATGGAATTCGCTTGGGTATGCGACCAATGCGGTCGCGAGCATCCCGAGCCACAAGCATGCTGCGATCGGCCAGCAGAGGTTCGTAGTTGTGTGCGGGCTTGGGATTCGATGTTTGGTGGGATGTTGCCATCGGCGTGCAACATCCCCAGTCACCGGCACATGTGCTGGACTGGCTGACTCACCCAGCCCCGCAGCGTCACCCGGGATTCGCGCCCCGGGCGGGGCTCTTGGCTCGACGGGTGATCGAGCCACGCCGGCGGGCGGAAACGCGAGGAGAAATGAGATGTACCAAGTAATCAAAACGCTTCCGCCGACGCCCGGTCCTGGGCTACAGACAGTGGTGCCAGAGCGAGACGTCGTGATGTCGCGTCATCGGACGCGGCAGGCAGCCGAGCGAGCGGTCCGGCGATACGATCGCAGCCACCGGGGCTACGGGCAATTCACAATCCACGAGTCGCTCGAATACGGCGACGTGCGGCCCGCTCTCGCCGATCAGCTCGCGGCGAGTGGTGCGGGCGAGTGCTGGGCCTCGCCACAGGAAATGGAGCAGGACCAGCAAGGAAGCCATCCGCACGGCCTCGTCGATGAATGTTCCGCCGGGGGCGAATCCTGGCGGCGGATCTGGCACGATCCCCGAGCGGTCTGGCTCGTCGTGCCAGCGCAGTAGCTCATCCAGCCCCGCAGCGACTCCCGGGATTCGCGCCCCGGGCGGGGCTCTCGGCTCGACGTGGGTGATCGAGCCACGCCGACGGGCGATCGTGGTACAGGATATGGCACGATCAGAGAGCCGTGTGGCTGCTCGTGCCGCCAGCGGGCGGAAACGCAGGAGGGTAAACCGATGAAATGGGAAAAACGGACACCAGCGGTAACATCCTGGATATTTCAGTCCGGGCCGGTGCGACTCGCCATCGGCCCGGCGGAGAACGATCCGGGACGATTGTGGCAGCACTGCATGCTGACGGTGGGCCAGCATTCGGCGCGACCGATGGAGGACTGTCAACGCGACTGGCCTCGGCAGGCGATCGCGGACGCCCGTGTGGCGCTGGATCACTTTGAGGCTGAGCTGGAGGGGTAGCGATGTGCGCATGCTTAGAAAAGGAGTGTCCCGAATGCGGGTATTGGTGGGCGGACAACAACCCGTCCCGAGTATGCCCGACGTGCGGAAACACTTATATCCGCGTGTTTTTCGACGAGTACGACGATCACCACGAACCCGATTGTGAAAGGGAAGACAATGAGTGAGACGAAGACGTTGAACGTCGCGAATATGAAGGCCGCCGAGTTGGACTTGTTCATCAAGGCGGCCGACCGGGAACACCGGGAGTACATGAAGTCCTTGCGGGCTCTCATGAGGATTCGGTTCCTGGAAGAAGCGAAGGCGGCGGAGAAATAGAGCCATGAGCGAACCCCGGCCTTCTTTGCCTGCCCTTAATAAGAGCGGCTTCGGCTGCTGCTGTGCTCATAGGCTGCAGTCAGATGTTCGAGCCCCACTCATAGCAGCCGTAGGCAGGCCCGGGGTTGGAAGGCTCACCAAGAGCCCGGGTTGGAATAGGCTGCGCCCAGTGGTCGAATGCGGGGTAACACTCGGTAG